GTGACTGATGAGATTCAAAAAGTTTATCCTGGAGGAAGGGTAGTATATCATTCAATTTCAGAATTTACTCCTGGACAACCTTTAATTCAAGCAGGATTTCAGGGAGGGGTTGCTGGAAAAATAGGACCATCTAAAAAATATGTACAACCATATAGTGAGCAAGTTGAAATTGGTGAAGATTGGCAAAAAATTAATCGCCAAGATAAAACTGATGGATTGAGCACTTCTGCTGTAAAAGCATACCGTCGTGAAAATCCTGGATCAAAACTTCAGACTGCAGTAACTGAAAAGAAACCAACCGGTAAAAGAGCAAAACGTCGTTCTTCTTTTTGTAGCAGAATGAAAGGTATGAAGTCCAAATTAACTTCTGCAGAGACTGCGAGAGATCCCGATTCAAGAATAAATAGGGCTCTTCGTCGCTGGAATTGTAATTAATGGATAAAATTTTATTATGAGCGACGTATATCTTGGTAATCCTCTTTTAAAAAAAGCAAATACTCCAATTGAATTTACAGAAGAACAAATTATTGAATTTGTTAAGTGTAAAGATGATCCGGTTTATTTTGCAAACAATTATGTAAAAATTGTTACTCTTGATCATGGACTACAAACTTTTAAACCGTATCATTTTCAAGAAAAGTTAATTAATAACTTTCATAAACATAGATTTAATATTTGTAAGATGCCAAGACAGACTGGTAAATCTACCACTGTTGTATCCTTTCTATTGCATTATGCAGTATTCAATGACAATGTTAATATTGGTATTCTTGCAAATAAAGCAGCAACAGCAAGAGAACTCTTAGATAGGTTGCAAACCGCGTATGAAAATTTACCAAAATGGATGCAACAAGGTATCATTGCATGGAATAAAGGATCTTTGGAATTGGAAAATGGAAGTAAGATCTTGGCTGCTTCTACTTCTGCTTCTGCAGTTCGTGGTATGTCTTTCAATATTCTCTTTTTGGATGAATTTGCGTTCGTTCCAAATCACATTGCAGATTCTTTCTTTGCTTCCGTTTATCCTACAATTACTTCAGGTAAACAAACTAAAGTTATTATAGTTTCTACACCACACGGTATGAATCATTTCTACCGTATGTGGCATGATGCAGAAAAAGGTAAAAATGAATATATTTTCACCGATGTTCATTGGAGTGAAGTTCCTGGTCGTGATGAGGAATGGAAAAAGCAGACAATTGCAAACACTTCTGAGCAACAATTTAAGGTTGAATTTGAATGCGAATTTTTAGGTTCAGTTGATACTTTGATTGCACCATCCAAGCTTAGAAATTTAGTTTATGATCACCCTAAGACCCGTAGTGCTGGTTTGGATGTTTATGAGGATCCAGCAGAAGAACATGATTATCTCATTACTGTAGACGTTGCTAGAGGTGTAGGAAATGATTATTCCGCTTTCACGGTAATTGATATTACACAATTTCCACATAAAGTTGTTGCAAAATATAGAAATAATGAGATTAAACCAATGCTTTTTCCAAGTATAATAGAAGAACTTGGAAAAAGTTATAATGAAGCATATGTTTTATGTGAAGTCAATGATGTTGGAGATCAAGTAGCCAGCATTCTCCAGTATGATTTGGAATATAAAAATCTTCTTATGTGTTCTATGAGAGGGAGAGCAGGACAAATTGTTGGTCAAGGATTTTCCGGAAAGAAAACTCAACTTGGAGTAAAAATGTCCAAGACAGTCAAAAAAGTTGGATGTCTCAATCTTAAAACAATGATAGAGGAAGATAAATTATATCTAAATGACTATGAAATAATATCAGAACTTACTACATTTATTCAAAAACATAATTCATTTGAAGCAGAGGAAGGATGTAATGACGATCTTGCAATGTGTCTTGTAATATATGCTTGGTTAGTTGCACAAGATTATTTTAAAGAACTTACCGACCAAGATGTTAGAAAAAGATTATATGAAGAACAAAAAAATCAAATTGAACAAGATATGTCACCTTTTGGATTTGTTTCTGACGGTCTTGACGAAAATAGTTTTGTAGATCAAGATGGTGATAGATGGTTTTTGGATGAATATGGAGATCGTTCCTATATGTGGGAATACTTATCCTAATGGAATTAGATAAGCAAATAAAACTGGGACACTTATTACTTGTAGATAGAAAATGTAGAGTGTGTCAAGAAGTAAAAAATTTAATAGACGGATTTTATCAAACTCGTAAAGATAAAGGATATGTGACTTCATCATATTCTTACGAATGTAAAGAATGCACGATAAACAGAATAAAAAATTCAAGAAAAAATAAAGAAATAACCTTTAAATGGGAATACCCTGACTGGTGAATTGTTCACTACATATTTCCCGTGTGTAAAGTATATTTTTAATAAATATTTTTTAGATAAACTGAGATTTAACGGAGAAAAACATGGCGACTCCTCAATTATCTCCTGGAGTATTAGTCAGGGAGGTTGATTTAACGGTAGGAAGAGCTGATAATGTTTTAGATAATATTGGTGCAATTGCAGGACCTTTTCCAATTGGACCAGTAGATTATCCAATTGATATTACAACTGAGCAAGACTTAATTAATGTATTTGGTAAGCCAATCTCAACAGATGCTCAGTATGAGTACTGGATGAGTGCTTCATCATATCTTTCATATGGTGGAGTTTTAAAAGTTGTAAGAACAAGCGGATCAACTCTAAACAATGCCAATGCTGGAGTAGGAATTGCTTCTACAACTAGCTTAAAGATTGATAACTACGACGATTATACAAATAATCATTCAGATGGTACAAATTATACATATGGAGCGAAAAACCCAGGTTCTTGGGGAAATGGTCTCAAAGTTTGTTTTATTGACGATTTAGCAGATCAGACTTTAGGTATTACTACTACTAGTCTTGTTGCTCTTGGAGCAACTGTTGGTTACGGAGTCACTGTTACTCTTACCAATCAAGTAATTGCAGGGTCTGGAAGCACTTCTTTATTCAATGGATATCTCAAAGGCATTATTACTGGAGTAACAACAGATTCCACAAACTCAAATAGTACAATTGATGTGAAAATTGTTTCGAGAGTTTCAAGTGCAGGAACTGAAACAAAAATTGATTATGCAGAGGGTTCTACTATTGCCGCATTTGTTGTGGCAAATACAATTAGATTTATTAATAATTCTGGAAGTCAATCAGGATCAGCAACTGTTGCATCTGTTTCAGATTGGTATGACAATCAAACCCTTGGATTAACAAATTCAACAGTTTACTGGAAATCAATTGCACCAAAACCAACTTCTAATAGATATTCTCTGGATAGAAATGGTAAAAATGATGGACTTCATATTGCAGTTGTTGATGATCTCGGAACTATAACAGGAAATCAAGGCACAATCATTGAAAAGCACCTTGGACTTTCAAAAGCACTTGATTCTATTTCCGCTGTTAATTCTCCACAAAAAATTTGGTACAAGCAATATTTGGCAGATTTTTCTGCTCAAATTTATGCAGGAAATAATCCATCTAGTGCCTCTGATTCATATTGGAACACTGCACCAAGAGCAACTGGATTCTCTACATCATTTACCACATACACAACATCTCAAGGTCTGTGGGGACAAAATGCTCAGGACATAACCTTTAGTGCAATTGGTAATAAATCTTATACTCTAAGTGGTGGTGTTGATTATTCTGCTGCTGGCGGAATGAAGGCAACTTTGGGAGATTTGATTACTTCTTATGGTTTATTCTCAAATAAAGATGAAATACAAGCAGATTATTTAATTATGGGTCCTGGTTTAGATTCTGAATCAGATTCTCAAGCAAAGGCAAATTATCTTATCTCTACAGCAGGGAATAGACAAGATTGTATTGCTTGCATTGGTCCACACAGAGCAAATTTAATAGGAATTACAAATACCACAACTCAAACCAATAACTTAATCAAGTACTTCAGCCCACTTTCTTCTTCATCATACGCAGTGTTTGATAGTGGATATAAGTACACTTATGATAGATTTAATAATAAGTTTGTTTATATTCCTTGCAATGCCGACATTGCTGGTTTAATGACAAGAACAAATATTATTTCTTATCCTTGGTTCTCACCAGCTGGTCAACAACGTGGAATTTTGAATAATGCAATTAAACTTGCTTACAATCCAAATAAGGAACAGAGAGATCAACTTTATCCACTAAGAATCAATTCAATTGTAACTCAACCTGGAATTGGAACTCTCCTTTTTGGTGATAAGACTGCTCTCATATATGCTTCGGCATTTGATAGGATCAATGTTCGTCGTCTTTTCCTTACAATTGAACAGGCACTTCAAAGAGCTGCTCAGGCACAACTCTTTGAATTGAATGATGAACTCACACGAGCAAACTTTAAGAATATTGTTGAACCTTACCTCCGTGATGTTCAGGCAAAGAGAGGACTTTATGGATTCTTAGTCGTCTGTGATACATCAAATAACACTCCTGATGTGATTGATAATAATGAGTTTAGAGCAGACATTTATCTGAAGCCTGCTAAGTCCATTAATTATGTAACTCTTACTTTTGTTGCTACACGCACTGGCGTATCTTTTGAAGAAGTAGCTGGTACAGTTTGATTTAATTAAAACCACAACAAGGAGGACCTAAAAATGGCACACAGTATTCAAGATTTCAAAACAGCACTCAAGGGCGGTGGTGCCCGTCCCAATTTATTTGAAGTCGTTTTAACTGACTTCCCAGGTGGTGCAGAATTTGATGCTACAGAATTTTCTGTTCTGTGCAAAGCAGCAAACTTGCCCGCATCAAACATTGCTTCAATTGATGTTCCTTTCAGAGGAAGAACTTTCAAAGTTGCAGGTGATCGTACATTTGATACTTGGTCAATTACCGTTATTAACGATGAAGATTTCAAAATTAGAACCGCAATGGAAGCTTGGATGCAATTTGTTGGGCAATATGCCGAT